TAGTATTTATACCACTAAAACTAGGATTTTTAAATTTAAAGGTTATAGTATCTGCCCATAAAGGATTACTTAAAATTACAAGAAAAAAGAAAACAAGTAAAAATCCTGCAGTTCTATAAATCCAAATATTGTCAGTCTTTTCTTTGGTCATCTCTATCCGCCTTTGCTATTTTACTACTATCTATTAAATTAGGTACACCTAGTATAGTTTTAATTAAAGTATCTTGACGTATTATTTCGTTATCTAAACTACGTACTCTGTCTATGAGTGCTACTAAAATACCATGTTGTGAATCAAGTTTTGTACCTAACCTTTCTTCTATAGCACTTATTTGTTGAGCAACTTTATCATCAACTATATCTAATTTTGTTTCCATACCGTCGACTATTCGTATAACTAGTTTATATATAAACCAACCAAGACCTATAGCAGCAGCAATAGGAAACCCAACTTCTTGTATGACAGTGACTGCTGATTCCATCAGTAATCACCCCAAACTTTCTTTTTCTTGCCTCCGTCATATTCAACAGCATGTCCTTCTTTTATAAGAACTTGACAAATATCTCTACCGTCTTCAGTATAAGGTATGCCTAATATACGACCATACTTACCTTTGCCTAAAGATTTAACTTTAAACTTGCCTATACATAATTCTTGTAATCGTGACTTAGCAGCGAGACCTAATTTCTTTTCTGCTAAATCTCTAGTTCTGCTTTCTGGTGTATCAATACCAGCTAACCTGACACGTTGTTTAACTAACGTTACATTAAAACCTAAATCTAAAGAACAATCAAAAGTATCACCATCTACGATTCTTTCTAACGTGGCGTTATATACAAACGCATCTGGTGATTTTGCCATTACTTTTTAGATGTTTTCTTAACTCTTTTTGTAGTCCAAGCTTCGTTTACATCAGGTGTTGATTTGTCATCAGCTACATAATGGCCTTTTTTGTTACGTGTTCTAACTTTAACTTCTTCTGTATTAGTTAAATTACCCCACAATCTTTTAAAAAAACTCATATTACTCTCCCTTATCCTTTGCTTTTAAAACATTCAAAGCACACCAATCAATTACTTTATATAAGTAACTAAACCAGTGATCATCCTTAGGTGTAGGTGTAATTGCTGCTATGACTGAGGCGATAGATATTATAGCGGTGATCCATATTAAAATATTAATTGTCATCATTTTTACTCTCCTTTTTTATTTTATCAGTTTGATCTTTCATACTTTCTACCAAAGCTTGTTTATACATATTCAAGCTTGGCATAAGTTCGTCAATTTCAAATTGATGTTGATTTATTTTATTAGTCAAGCTTGTTATATGAGCTTGAATATTTTTCTGTTGAGGTGTTAACTCAACTTCAACAGTTTCTTTTTTACTTGACATAACTAACTATTATCAGTGATGTATTGTTTACCTGTAGCGATAGCTGCAACATGAGTAGTCTTTTTACTATCCGCTGCTCCTTTAACATTTGGGTCAGTATATTCTAAAATAATTTCTAAGTGGTCTACATTTTTTTGTACTACTTCATTAATTTCAGCTTGTGTCCACTCTGATTCTATAAAGTTTCCATCTTTATCTTTCATGCTTCCTGCATATATTGATTTATTTCCATTAGTGTTAATGTCATTAATTAAAGTTACACTATCGCTTCCTGCTGTTAAACATTCTGTTACTGTTTGTGCCATATCATTCTCCTTTTAGAGTTTTTAACTCTTGTTTTAATTCATCTACTTGCGTAGATAGTTCTTTTACTGCATTTACTAAATACCAAGTTAAATTATCAGGGTTTACAGTTTTTACTCCTGTTGATTCTTCTTTAACAATATCAGGTAAAATCGTTTCTATTTCTTGTGCTATTACTCCTAGCTGTATTCCTTCTTTTTCTACAATTGCTGAAGCAGGATTCTCAAAATCTGTAATTTCATCTAAAGTTCTATATTCAAAATTTCTTACTCTTATATCTTTTATAGCATCAAGACCTACATTGTTATCTTTTATATTCTTTTTAATTCTTTTATCAGAAGTTGTTGACCAAGATGATGAATTATTACCTTGAAATACTCCACCTGTATTAGGTGTTATAAAACCTGTATTAGTTCCTTTACCTGTGTGGTTATTATTACCAGCACCTATAACTATTTCACCACTAACATCACCAGCACTTGCATTAGTTTTATAAGCCATATAAGTGTTAAAACTACCAGTTGTTAACCCATCTGCTGCTACAGAACCAGCTATACAAACATTGTATCCTCCAGTAGTAATATCTTCTCCAGATTGTTTTCCTATACAAATATTATTAGTACCAGTTGTTATATTTTGTCCAGCAGTTTGACCGACAGCTACATTACTACCACCACTTGTGCATTGTAATAAAGAATCCCTACCTATACCTACATTATTATCACCTGTATTATCTTGTAAGGCTCTATAACCTACTGCAACATTATCTTCGCCACCTGTGCCTAATTGCATGGCTTCTCTACCTATAGCTGTGTTACCACTACCAGTAATGCTTTGCCCAGCAGTTTCACCCATAGCGGTATTACTATGACCAGTTGTAGTAGCTTCTAATGATTTACGACCAATCGCTGTATTGTTTGAAGCTGTTGTATTTGAATCTAAAGCTTGTGCTCCCATAGCCGTGTTTTCTGCACCTGTAGTATTTGCTGTCATGCAGTCAAAACCAAAGGCAGTGTTATTATTAGCTGTTGTATTACCCGATAAACTTGAACGACCTACAGCAGTATTTCTTGTGCCAGTGGTATTAGCGTCTAAACAAAAATTACCTATAGCAACAACATCATGTGCTGTGGTGTTAGCTCCTAGTGCTGCATAGCCTATTGCTGTGTTATCGTCACCAGTGGTATTTGCATCGAGAGCTTGAAAACCAGCAGCAACATTTCTTACACCCTCCGTATTAAGAAGTAACGCTTGATAGCCTATACCAGTGTTATCTTCTCCAGTTGTATTTGCTCCCAATACCTCTCTACCCATACCAGTATTGCGTAGACCAGTTGTATTGTTTTCGAGTGCTAAAACACCCACGGCTGTATTATCTGTGCCTGTAGTATTGTCAAATAACGCTTGATAACCAATAGCAGTATTATTGTCTGCTGTAGTATTAGCTGAAAGTGCATAAGCACCTAAACCAACATTATTACTTCCTGTTGTGTTAGCATCTAAAACACCTTGACCTATAGCGTGGTTATAATTACCTGTAGTATTTGCAGCTAATGCACCATCACCAACAGCTACTTGTTGAACTCCTGTTGTATTAGCACCAAGAGCATTATTACCAACAGCTACCATATTAGAACCAGTAGTATTAGCATCTAAAGCACCTTTACCAACAGCAACTAATTCAGAACCTGTAGTGTTTGTTAAAAGTGCATCTTTACCGACTGCTGTATTATTATCTGCTGTGGTATTAGCACCTAGAGCATCGTGTCCAACTGCTACGTTATTTTTACCAGTTGTATTAGCATCTGCTGATTGATAACCTATCGCTGTGTTATTTCTGCCATTTGAACTATTATTGGCTGCTAAAGCACTACCACCTACTGCTGTGTTTGCTGTGCCTTCGTCATTTGCACCAAGAGCAGAGGTACCTACAGCCACGTTGTTTGAAGCAGTGGTATTTGCATCTAGTGCTTGACCACCGACAGCGACATTAGAACCGCCTGTGGTATTAACTAATAAAGCGTTTCTACCTATAGCTGTGTTAAAAGTTGCTGTAGTATTAGCTCCTAATGCTCCAGCTCCTAGTGCTGTGTTGTAACCACCTGTGGTATTAGCGTCCATAGCTTGACTACCAACTGCTGTATTTTCTACACCACTTGTTAAATCATCAAATACTTCAAAACCTAAACCTGTGTTATCAGAAGCAGAAGATAAAGTGCCTGTACCTGCATCATTACTAATTAGTAAACTTTGTGAAAAATTAGTTATGTTAAATGAAATGCCTACACCATTTACTGTGCCACCAGTTAAAGCTCCTGTAACTGCTGCGTCTCCGCCTATACTTACATCATCTGTAACTGTTAAATCATCTTGTACTTTTAAATCTACAGTACTAAGACTAGCAAAAGCATCTACTATTGCTGCACCTGAACCTGCTCCATCAGAATAAACTACTTTTACATCACCTGCTGGTATTGTTACATTAGCACCACTACCTTGTGAAATAATTATATTTTGTGAACCTGATGTTGCATTTTCTATAAACCAAAGTTTAGATACTGTGTTTGGCCCAATAGTAATAGTGCAATCACTATCAAGAGCACCTGTGTATTTTAAGTAAATTGATCTACCTGGATCAGTAGAACCGTCAGCTATAGTGGTTGTATGAGTATCGGCGTTAGTGGTTATCGCCTCTGTACCAAAGCTAAAAGCCTCTGCAATAAGTTCTAAATTTGTGTTCGTAGAAGTTCCCCAGGTTCCTGATTCATCACCTGTTGCTATCTCTTTTAACCTTAAATCATTTACATAAGTTGCCATGTTTGTCTCCGATCAAATTTATTATAAGTTGTTTTTCCATAAAAGTTAAGCTACTTGTTCCCAGTCTGGATCATTAGTAGTATTTACTGAAGTCCAGCTTGGTGTGTTAGTAGTACTAATCTCGCTCCAAGATGGATCCTGTACTGGGTCTATTTTTGACCAAACTAATATAACTCCTACGTTTCCTGTACCAGATACACCTACTAAAGTTACATTTGCTTTAGCAACTGTTGTGGCCGAACCGATGCTACCCGTACAACTTATACCGTCAATATTAATTAATTCATTATGATGAACAGTAACTGATCCTATGGCAGAAGTTGCTGATAACCCAGATACTATTACGTTAGCTTCACCGTCTACATCTACTATCACACTACCAAGCGTGGCAACAGCACTAGTAGCATTAGCGACAGCTTGACCGTTGACACCCACACCACCTATAGCACTTGTAGCAACAAGTGTACTTGGCGTTACGTTTGCTTTAGCAACTGTAGATATAGTGCCTAATGCACTAGTTCCTACTTGAGATGAAAGAGTTAGGTTCGCTTTAGCTACTACTGAAGATGTGCCTAAAGCACTCGTAGCTGATTGTCCTGTGGGTGTTACGTTTGCTTTACATTGAAGTGTAGGTACTCCTAACGCTGAAGTACCAACTTGAGAAGAGGGAGTTACATTTGCTTTCGCTACGACAGAAATAGTGCCTAATGCACTTGTAGCTGATTGTCCTGTTACATCTACTAATGTTGCTGCGGGTTGCCCCCATGGACCGTTACCCCATGTAGAACGACCCCATCCAGCCATACGTTAAGCTATTCTTATAATAGCTGTACTTGCTGCTGCTGCGGGGAAAACTATTGTAAAATCCCCTGCTGTAGATGTTTTATCGCCACCGAAATCTATACAAGCTACTGATGGATCGCCTGATTGGGTGTCATTATAAATCATACAGCCTCTAGCTGTAACTGTAGCTGTACTAAATGTTAAGTCGTTAAAATCAGTAAAACCAGTCGTACCACTTGAGGTTGGATCCACATTAGTAAGAGCTGCACCTCCTGCTGTGTAGTTAGTTCCACTCACCTCATTAGAAGTAGTGTACGCTGTAGTTGCAGCACCTATTGATGCTGAACTAGTATATAAAGCTAGTTTAAAAGTGTTACCACCAGATGCTTTGAAATTATGGTGTGCTTCTAAAAGTTCTTTTTTAAAACTAGTTGTTAAAGTTGAATCAATTGCCATTATAGCTCCTTCAAAATTTTAGCCATGTTTTCGTGACCTTGTTTAGTTAATTTACCGTTCAAAGTAACTACATGACTGTTTATTGCTTGTTTAATATGATATAGTACTTGTTCATAAATAGCTAGTTTATATGCCTCTGCTTGTTGTCGTATATGCGGTGCAGCATTTTCTGATATACCACAAATACGTTCAGTACAACGTTGAGCCCAAAACTCTGGTGTTTGTCCACTATGATTAGTAGTGGCTACTTCTATATTGCCTAAAGCTACTTCTGTATCTACTTCTATCATGCTTGAGGCTGTCTCCTTATTTCATCATACCTATATTGATCTCTGGTATCTTTACCCTCACCTAAATTTTTCAACATAGCTATAGCTTCTTGATATTTTTGTTCGTATATAGGAACACTTTCAAACATTTTTAAATACGTACAGGCTTCTACTAAACAACCATACAACATAGCATTCATAGCATTAGTAGATAACCAAGTTGTACCATCGTCTGCTCCAGCTGTAAGAGAAGCTGGTCTGTAAAAATAATGTAGTTCAAATGTAAAACTGCTGCTTGGTGATGGTGCTAAAATAAATCTTGTTTCGTCAAACTCTGCATAATATTTGGGGATACCTGTTGTTGCTTCTGCAGGTTGAAAATCACGTATAAAAGAAACATGTTTTAATTTTAAATAGTTGTAATTACTACTACTATCTATAACTGCTAAACTAAAAGGTGCTAAAAAATCGCTTGGCATAGCTAGATATGAATTACTGCTTGATGCGGTGCCTGTAACGTTTTTTCTAAAAACATCAAGCTGTACAGATTTTAATATTTTTTCTTCTGTGCTTTTTATAAAATTAGGAATATTAGTTACTAAACTACTTTCTGTACTTTCAATATAGTCTTGTATAGCGGTAGTGAGTGTTGCTTTTGTCCAGCTCATAAAATTATGTTACTATATTTATACTACCAAGACTAGTTGTAGCTTTAAAACCGTCGAACTGTGTCCCGATAGTATTACTATTTTTAGCCCACATTATAGGAGAACTTACACCATTTATATCTTTAGGATTAGAAACTATAATTTTACCTAAATGTATAGTCGGTGCTGGTTCTGTGGGTCTTGGATCACGTAAAGCTTCTGGGTCTGTTCTATGTGGTTGTGGATCCAACTGTGGGTGCTTAGGTTCAAAACATTCATGACAAACTCTTAACCCGTTCCACTCTTGTTTTAAATCAAGATATTTTTCTACAAAACCACATCTGTCACATCTAGCTAGTGAATGTTTACCAGAAGCGTAAG